AGATGATTGGAAGATAATCCCACGGCTAATGATGTTAGCTGTTACAGTTTTAACTTATCAAGCTGTGCATTGGTATATGTCTTTACCCTCCCCAAGCTTAGAGCAATCTGGATTAGTGTCCGTTTGCATGGGTGCATTGACAGGATGCTTTGGGATTTGGATGTCAAAAGAATCTGCAACAACAAAGGGAGGTAACAATGCTACAAGCACTGATAGGCCCAATCACTGAGTTAGCAGGTGGTTGGCTCAATGCAAAAACACAAGCTCAACAAGCAAACGCAAAGCTCAAACTTACAGAGGCTGAAGCCAAAGCAAAAATTTTAGTTTCAAAAGAAACATCGGTTCAAGATTGGGAACGCATAATGGCGCAAGGTTCTCAAAATTCTTGGAAGGACGAATGGTTGGTTCTGCTTTTTTCTATTCCATTATGTTTAGTGTTCACTGGTGAATGGGGGCGTAACGTTGTTGCAGAGGGCTTCACAGCGTTGGAGCAGATGCCTGAGTGGTATCAGTATACATTAGGTGTTATAGTAGCTAGTAGCTTTGCTGTGCGTTCTGCCACAAAGTTCTTTAAAAGGAAATAAAATGGGTTTTGAATTATCAAAGAGAAGTAATAATAGATTAAACACTGTTGATCCTCGTATGCAGTATGTTGTGAGGGAAGCAATCAAGGTAACTAAAGTTGACTTCGGAGTGATTTGCGGCAAGCGAACTGAAGGAGAGCAACGCAAGTTAGTCGAGTCTGGTGCAAGCCAAACCATGAAAAGCAAACACCTTGATGGAATAGCTGTAGATCTCATGGCTTACGTAGGGTCAAGAGCCAGTTGGGAACTGAATCTATATGATGATATAGCTGACGCAATGGCACAAGCTGCTCGTAAGTTTGACATCGGTGTATGTTGGGGTGCTGCTTGGGCAACACCATCTGATCCATACCCAATGGATATATCTAAATGGGATGGATCAATGGAAGAAGCAATGAACGCATACGTTGACTTGAGAAGATCGCAAGGACGCAGACCATTCATTGATGGACCTCACTTCGAACTAATCATTTAAGTATTATTTGGATCTGTACTCATTGAGTCTGTGCCACGTTGGATAATATCCATATTCATTTTGTTGCATATGTCTAGCAGATCCATGTAAGCTTTTAGAAAGTGTTCCATTTCTTTGTTGCCAATCATCCATCTATCGTGTGGCAGTCCTCTGTGCGCTCTTTCTATAATTTTATTTGCAGTGTTAAAGTACTCAGGTAGTTGCATGTCTCTCTTCCCAGTGTAAAACTCTATGACAGTTTGGACAGAGCGGAATACATTTTGCTGCTTCTTTGTAAGCTCTTGAATACTGTCCTTGATTTACAAATGTACTTACTTCGCTTTCTTTTGTCGAGCCATCTCTGTGATGAAAGTCAATTAAAGCAGGATGCTGTATGCCACAGGTATTGCAACTAAGAGATGCTTTGAAAGCCAACCAAGCATTGTGTCTCTTTCTTTTATTTTTTTTGTTCGATGCAATAACTTTTTCTCTGTTACGTCTGTACCATTTGCGTCCGTATTCTCGCTGATATTCTTTTCTTTTTATTGGGTCTTTAATCGGCATCTATTGGCCTTGTCCTTGGCTTGATTAGTTTCTTTGAGATAACTGGTGTTGGCTTGCAAGACATCATTATATTTTTACCGTATGTGCCTAACAATTCAAAGTATATACCATCTAGTATACCTCTGTTCATAACAGAATAACATTGTTGTTCGCTTGGAAGGAGGATGCTAGTTGATAACCTCTCACCTTCAACCCAGTAAGTGATAACAAGAAAAGTCCAGAATAAATTTATCATTGCATTTCCCAAGGTGCTGCTGAAAGTGTAACTGTTTTCTTTCTGTATACTGTATCACACTTTGTTATATCATCCCCATACTTTTTCTTAAATGATACTCCGTGGTAATGTGCAAAGCGTCTGAGCTTGTCCTTGTCCATACCAATTCTTTTTGCTGCTTGAGCAATTGTATGATCTTTACTGAACTTTAGTATTAGTTCTTTTACCTCTCGCTCATGGCGTACTTTCATTTGTGCATATGTTTCCATTATGTTTCCTCTTATAAAAAGACCTCCCCGATTAAAGGGAGGCCAGTTGTGTCAACTAGTAGGGAACGGAGAAGAAAACCTACTAAGCGTGACCGCTATTAGAATGGGATCTTATCTTCACCAATTGAAGACTTACCTTCTGTGTACTGACCCTTGTCCAGTTTATCTGAAACAGAGAAAGACATGTAAGGTTTTTCATCCTTCATTTTTTTCCAAGCTGCAAGTCTTTTATCATCAAAGAGTGGGCCAGTATAATCTGGAGCTCCTTCTTTCATACCTTCATTCTGAAATAATACACCGACCTTCTGGTATATTTCAATGATTTGCTTGCCGTCTTTTGTCTCATCCATAACACAGGTAACTTTCATGTCAGTGCCTCCACTATTAATCTTACCCTGCAAGATAAGTCTTTGTGTCGTGAATGGTGTGAAGGCTGCGCCTGTATCTGTGTTGTCGTATTCTGTCATGCTTCTGACTCCTTTGTTAAGTTAAGTGGGTGGTTCTTGAGAAACCTGCCACCCATCAGGTGATAATTAAGGAGGGAATAGGTGTCGTAAGCTGGCCCCAGCCCCTTACTTCTTCGGGTTAGGAAGAAGCCCCTCCCAGTCCTCAAGAATTAGAAATCTATGTGCTTTATATTCCCAACGGTTTGCGGCTTACTTGAGGAGCCGCTCACCTTTCGGGAAGCATCGTTACCATCATCATCTTCAGTAGGAAGATTGAGAATGGATAGTATTCCGTAGCGTCTAGCGTATGTTATAGCACTACCGAGCCCTTGCATGTCCTGCTTACTCAAGACAACAGGGACTTTTGTTTGCAGCGTGAAGCCAGTATCATGAAACAATTCAGTAGATACATACGCACCGAACTCGTCCTTGCCACAGATGTGGCTAAGAAAGAAGCCATTGTTTTGTAGTGGCTCAGTAACCGCTTCGATAACATCCTCGAGTGTAGCGTACTGACTCTTGAAGTGAGGATTGCTGCCTTTCTTTTTGATAGGCTGTATCTCATTGCGTACTTTGATTAGTAATTTTATGTGGTCTTTCATTGATTTCTCCTTGTTATCCTAAGTGATCCACGTTTGTCTCGTTTCACCGAGATCTGGTCGTTGTATACTTCTCGTTCGTTATCACCGACCATTTGTTTAAGGTCTTTCTTTGCGTTGTCAAAGACCCTATTCTTTTCATAGTAGTTGACGTACGTGATTGCGGCATAACAGAACTGGTTGTCCCTGCTTGCATCTCGCACGACCATATCATCAATCGGGATGTGGTTTGTTGAGAGTGTCGGTGTGTCAATACCAACTGGCTCTTCATTGCGTAACACATAACCCCAGAAGTCTGACACCACTGCCCACATTGAATTGAAATACTCTTCATCATATGAGACAAATGCTGACTCCCATTTATTATTCCCAAAAATTATTGATACCCAGATGCCATCCGACTGAGACAAGTGAGAATACATTTGTAACTGTGGCATGTAATATTTAATTGCATCGTCCATACTGTTGTATGAATTGGTGTGCTTTGCTTCTACTGGATTGCTTCCATTCATTGCATCGACTGTACCCTTGACAGGAACATTACCGATTTGTTTTTTGTAAGCAGACTGAAAGCCACCAAGGACACAATCATGCTGTCTTGCAAACCAATCCAAATTGAACTGCTCAGTATGCACACCAAGCTGCACCGCAATATTGTCAGACAAATCGTCAGGCTCGACGCGACCTGTCTTGACCTGCCATAGTTCCAACCAGTTGCCCTGCATTATTTTTACACAGTCAGAGCCACCGATAAAACCCTTACGCTCCATTAATTTTCTCCATCATTGTAAGGTCTTGTGTACTGCGTTTGTGCAGTAGGGTCAAGGTATTTCTTGAAGTCATCTTCAGTTATTGTTGTCATCTCAAGCAACTCTTTCTTGAGTTTACCTTCGAGCCAGTAGTGTCCCACTCCCTCCCCATTCTTAATTCTGTTAGCCATAATTCTGTGTGTGTCTATTCTCCAAGAGGACTTGCGATATTCCGCAGCAAGACTTGGCGAGGTGCTTGCTCGTTTAACATGTGCATCCCAAGAAGAAGCGTTACCTGATAGTCTTTTAAACTGAGCCATTATTTACTCTCTTTAATATCTGTAATCATAGACTCTCTATGAACACATTTATAATTCTCAACATGTTTCATGGAATGTATTTCTTCTATGCTGCCTGAGTATTCTTCTAAGATTTGATTCGCCAAATAAGATGCTTCATCTTCATCTTTTGCATTTATAGTTAAAAACATACCTTCTGCATAATGAAACCCAACATTAAATAATGGCATTAGTTTACCTCCCAATAGATAGCATGATGCTTGCCCTCATTGTTAGCAATCATAGCTTTATCAATGACCATGCCAGTTTCTTTTAGATCTTTAATACGTGCCGCTAATCTAAAGCATCCAAACTTTTCTAATGCTTGTATTGCAGTGATGCTGTTGCCTTCTTCAAGGTAAGCTTTGATCTGTTTGTTCTGTGATTCCATCTTGATTCTCCATTAGTTGTTCAAACATTTCACCAGACATAATGACTAAAGTTTGCGGAGTTCCTCTCCGTCTTTTATAAAAGGCTATGTCTCGACCTTCTAATACTTTGAATGGGCTTGGGAAGTTTGATACATCCCTATACTTTACTTCTCCCACCAATTCTTTTCCTTTGAGTTCGAGCTTGATGTCTCCCGAATACTCTCCTCCCAAGCTGCCTGAGAGTGGTTGCCTCTTCGCTTTGATACCGATTTCTGTAAGCCACTTGACGAACCACTTTTCATGGTAAGTTCCTTTATTTTTATTTCTATTGACCACGGCTCTTCCTCATAGCAGTGCAAACAAATGAACCAACACTTTTGCATTGATGATTCATGGTTGCCTTTTAGTATTGCGACATACCAATATGTTTTGTCTCCACATAGTTTGCACGTTGCAGCCTTACCTCTTAATTGCTTCGATGTCATATTCTAATGCCTCTAACCAACACATTAACATAAACCCAGAAGGCATCCGCTTGAACTGCTCCCACTTGTGAACCAAAGATTCAGTGCAACCAATCTTACGCGCTAAGCTTTCTTGGCTTAATGCCCTTTCGTGCCGAGCGTCTATTAACAACCTGACCAGAGTCTCGTAGTTGTTTGGTACGCTTGGCGGCTTCGTCTTTTCTGTGTTGCTCATCTATCGCATCTAAAACAGAACACGCGGTACTAAACCGCATTTCAGTTTGCCCATTGATCGTTCGGTAGTATGTAGATGTCGGAAGACCTGCATA